CCTGAGCACGGCCCTTCCAATAACCATTTTGAAATGCTGTATCTCTAATTTCGTGGATAATCCAAGCAATTAAAATTAAACCCATAATTGCCCACATAATTACAAAACCAATATCTCTAAATTCTAACCAATTATTCATATTTTCACGTCTTCCAAAGCGTCAATATATGAAGGCAAAACTGAGTACAAGTTAATTAAAACAGCTTTAGTTAATTTTGGATCTTGCATATCTCTAGCTTTATGCAAGTTTTCCATAGCGTCATACATCATCGTGTAAATTGTTTCCATATAGCCCTAACTGTCCGCATACTTTGCGGTACAGGCATAGTGTTGCACTTGTGTATGACTTTGTGGATTATTTAAGGGCGTATTTGTATAACGATTTGGTAACGATGTTACCCGTAGTACCTGCCCAGAGCTGTAAATGAGCCATCCTTATTAACTGGCACCAGGGTCGGTGTCAGGGTCTTTCCTACGGCTTCTAGTATAGCAAAGCCCATCTGCCAATTTGCGCTTCTATAGCGGATATAAGCCGCTTTCTTGCGATCCATTAGGTTTCCTACCTCAACCCCATATAAGGCCCTGTAATGGCCGTTTACGCCTTCTGAATAGGCACTCATACCCAGCCTGTGGCTATGGCCAATAAGACAGGATTTGCCAAATTTTTTTGCCAGGTTTAAGGCGGTAATTCCAGCATGTTGGCTCATACTGCCCTCATCCCCGTGGCAGAGCACCCAATTATCGTGAAACTCATAAGCTGTGCGGTGATAAGTCATACCCATTTCAGCAAAGCCCATAAAGGCAGGGTATTGCAGCTCGGGTAGGTTAATTAACCCAGGTACTTTTAATAAAGTGTTATATAGGCGATCAGTATGATTACTGCGGATAATATGCATCTCTGGACTGTACTCACCGAGATCCCAAAGTATCTGCTTGCATAACTCACGATCAGCGTGTAGGTCCTCTGAATAAGCCAGAGGTGTGCCTTCACTCCATTTGCTAATCGACTGGAAATCCATCTCATCGCCAACCACCAATACAGAATCAAACTTCTCTCGCCTTGCTAATTTGATAACATTCTTTACAGCTGCCTCGTGATGATATGGCACCTGCAGGTCGGATATTACTAACCAACGCTTAATCTTCATCCTCATCGAAATCATCAAGTGGATTCTTAACAGGATCTTTAGGGTCTACGATCCAATCTGGATAACTTGATCTATCCATCGCAAAGGCTAATGCTGTGCCCTCATCCATACCAGATTTACGGCAAGCCATATAAACCTCATTAGCTGCAATAGCCCAGAAATCTAGCTTTGTAAGTACAGGCTCTTTAGTAGTCCTGCGTTTACGTACTGGCTTCTTCTTTGCTTTACGTTTAGTTGCCATAATTAAAATTATCGCTTACTGATTAAGACAAAGAGATCATCGACACGCTGTTCTAATCGTGTTAATTGATCCTTCATACTAGAGCCACCATTAGGGCGCAACTCATTTAACCAGCCTTTAACTAAGAAACGTAATCCGACTAGCCCGCCTGATAGCACGGCCATAACGCCAGCGCCAAAGCCAGCCCATTCTGTAGGACTCATTTTTCATTAGCACCGATGCCATAAGCATTATCGGATTTGTCTAAAGCCCTAGCTGCTGGCCCCGCTAATGCTGCAACTACTACAGACACCGCTGGGTCTAAACCTAATTCATTACTTGCCAAGAATGTTAAAAATGAAACCAATACGCCACGTGCATATGATTTCAATACAGCTTTTTGTTTCTTGCTTATTTTCATATTTTGCCTCCTAATAATGGGATATCAAATGGTTTTCCATCGAGATCGCCCAGTTTTGTAAAACTACAATGCAAATGTTTTTTGTGCGGGTTAATTCCTTTGTATTTTCTCCAACGCCAATTTAATATCTTTGAGCATATTCGGCCGTTGTATATAACGTATGATATGCGTGGATCTGACTTGGCTGCGATTCGGATTTGGTCAGCCAAATAAGGTGCAAGGCTGTCGGATGACTCCAACCTAGAATCAACATCAATTGCTCGCACCCATATTCCATCTGGATTATGATCCGATTTTCTGGTGGCGTGGCGACTATCACCCAACCACCCATCAGCGGCAGTACGCCTATCTGGAAACCAGGTATCAATTTGATCTCTTAACTGAACTCCAGCTGCGCATAACTTTGGCTTCATTAACTTAGAAGAAGTTTAGCTTCATCCTCGGTAATGCCTAAACGATCAAGTAGTGCATTTTTATTTGCTGCTTTAAGAGCATCTTGTTCGGCTCTCCAAGCATCATATTGTGCAAAACCATCGTCAAATTGTTTTTTAGTTATCGGCTTGACATCATCATCATATCGAATTGAATCAAAATCATCACCATAAATAACCCAACCGCCTGTTGGAATTAACATTCCCAATACATTTCCACCAGTTGCCATATTATGCTCCAATTTCTAATAATGTAATTGTGCTGACTGAACTTAATACCTGCACGCCCACTTGACTTCCAGACGCATTATTTTTAAATTGTGTTTTGTAAGTTGTTGATGATGTTGTTGCAGGGCTGTCTAAATAACACGTTCCCACGCTACCAATATAATTGAACAACAAGGTATTAGTAAAACCAGCAGCACCAGCAAAATCTGCAACAATTTGTGTTGAGCCTCTAACTAAATTGATATAACAACCATTGGTAGAGTTTTGGTCGGATTTTTGCACGCCAGCCTGATTTACAATAACTAAAACTTTTGATGATGCTGATGATGGCGTAATTGATGCGCTCAAACCAGTGTCAGCAAAAGATGTTGATGCACTTGTAGTTGCGGTAGAATAAGTTGCATTTATCACTTGTAAAACTTTTCCACCACCAGCAGCAGCAGCCCAAGTAGGCACACCACCAGCAACAGTTAATACCTGACCAGTTGATCCAATTCCCAATCTTGCTGGTGTTGATCCGCTTGATGAATAAATAATATCGCCAGTAGTTGTCATTGGGTTAGTCATGCCTGTTGTATCTAGGTTGGCCCAAGCACTGCCTGTATAATATGTGGTTACGTTTGTATCTTTAAGATATGCAAAATTACCTTCTTGCGGTGATGTTACAGCTGCATCTCTAGCAGCAGCACTGGCAAATACCCAAACACCCTGCATTAAATAGCCATCAACATCGGCTGCGGTTAATACCTCGCCTGTTGTAAAGTCCTTAAACCCTAATCCTGCTGCCATTATTTCTCCTTAGTAACTGAGCACATTATAGTCTAAAGTGCCATATATAGTGTTATCTAGAATCAGGGCGTCTATTACTGGTTCTAAAGTAGTAAAAAAGACCCTAAAGCTGTTTGGTGTGATGGTGTTAGCCACCCCAAAGATTTGTAAAGTGCGGTCTAGCGTCGAGCCACCTGGCTGGGTAGTAACCACCCTAATTGGATCAAAGAAATCTAACTCTAAAGCTGCAATAATGCCTGAATTGTAGTTAGGCGTATAAAGATCTAATTCGATACCATCGCATCTAACCTGGGTTTCAGCACGGCTAGCCACATAAGCCTGGGCATAATCTAAGGCTACTGCATCGGTCTGCATTAACAAATCTTGTAAGTTGTATGAGTGAATAAAATACTTGTCAATAGATGCTTGGTTAATGGCTGTTTGTGGCGTGCCACCTAATCGGCTAATCTGCGCTGAGTTGAATATTAAAGTATCATCTAATTTCCACATAGCATTGGCGTAAGAAATCCCAGTGCCATTATCATTAAAGGTAGTTACTGTGCCACCTATTGACCCAGCTGTTACTGATCTGTCTTGAAAAACAAAGGATCCATCGGTATCAACATATAATGCGCCATATTCACTATCTGCCACGGTTTGCATAGCATTTAAAGAGGTACGTGCAGTACCTGGATCTGCTTGTAATGTAGTAAGCCCAGAATCAACATCACGCATTGTTGCTGGCCAATCAATTTGATCTAATATCTGATTAATGCGAGTGCCTGATAAATCTCCAGCACTAGCACCTGTAACTGTGGAAATCTGAGCGTTTTGTGCAAGCCTGAATGCGTCTACAGCCTGTATGGTTGTATACGCAACTTCTGTGGCATCCTTTGGCTGAGTGTTTACGTAGCTTGTAATAAAACCTGAAAAAATACTGTAGGTGTTGCCAGCATATGTAGCACTTATTTGTACTTTTTTCATTGGCGTTAAATAAGGGCTGTAAGGGCTTAGTGGGTTAGTTGGGTTAAAATCTCCATTTTGATCCACTATGCGTAAACTTAATTGCCCTGTTTGAAATTGATCTACTAAAGGATTACGGCCTCGGTTGGTTTGAATATAGTTAATACGATCTGATACATCAACTACTATTGCAGTTGAATCGGCTAATATGTTGGTGCCTAATATTCCAGTATCTAATATCATTGCTTGGGCAAAACTTGGCCCAGTTGAGAAGTTAATTATGGCATTTATTGTAGGTACAGCCATTAGACAATAGACCCCGCTGGCAACAATTTATTACCTGATTTTAATGCTACTCGCACCGTGTCTGTAATAAGCCCTTGTAATTCTTGATCTGAAACTATTGTGCCAGCGTTTACATTTACAGTTACATCGCTATACTCGCCACGTTGTACGCCACCCATAGCAATAGGCGCAAAAGGTGTAAATGCGCCACCACCACCACTGGTAGGCACATTACTTAGATTATCGCCACGTTCACCCGCTCTATAGGCTAACCAATCAGCAAGTGTTGTCATAGAAGAAGCTGCTTTATATTGAGCAGCTGTTAATTGTTTTAATGATTCTATTTCTTGCAAACGCCAATCGTAAGCATTTTCTGCTGCTAAATATTCTTGAGCTTTAGCTGCGTTGCCATCTAATATGGCTAACTTCTCAGCAATACGTAATTTGGTCTCTTCATCGGTGGCTTGGTTAAGTGCCAGCATTAACCCTATACGCTCAACGTCATATTTTTTCTTTAGATCCTCTAATGCGTTTTTCTCTTTGATTAGAGCATTTTCTGTGGCACGTAATTTAGCAGCATCTCTAATGCGCTTTTGTTCAGCAAGTCTTGCTGCATCACTAGCTGATCCTGCCTGGCCAAATGGTGTGCCTGTGTAGCCCTGAGCCTGGCTACCCCTATTCATTAAATAATCTAAATATGAACCAAGTACAGGAATGTTTTTAACATCAAAAACAAAGTTAAGCCCTGGGATTTCTTGCAGTTTAGCAATTAGATTTGCTAGATCAACAATAGTACCTGCTATGCCAGCAGATAGTTTTTCAAAGTCGCCTGTTAGGTTAGCGATACTTTTATCTTTGCTAATGATTGTTAAAGCATCTAATAAACCTTTGCCTATAGTTTCCTTAGCATTATTAGCAGCTACATTCATTAAGTCTAATTTGCCAGCATAAGTGGTTAATCTTGCTTGTGCCTGACCTGCAAACTTCTTGTTTAACTCATCGAGTATTTTGTTCATATCACCACTCTTTAAAGTGGTCTTGTCTAGGCCCGCACCTAATCTAGTTAATGCTGTGGTGTTGCCTGCATATCCTTTGCTTAATGCTGCGGCTACCTCAGTTAATGATTTGCCGGTGGCTGCGCTAACGTTTAATGCTGTATCTAAAGCTGCCTGGCTAAGGACTACCGATTCGGTAACGGTTAGTAATTGCTGAAATGCTGGCCGTAGTTGATCGTCAATAACGCCTGTGGTTTTTTGCAGGTTGGCTATATACATTTCTACAGCAGGTGCTGAGAATGCGTTGCCTGTATTCTTTAACTGTAACTCTAATGCTTTGGCTGCTGCTTCATCGGCTGCAAATGCCTTAACTGCGTTTTTACTATAGTTAAATAATGCCCGGGCCCCAAAGACGCCAGCAAATGTTTTGCCTAATGTTTTGACTTGTTGGTCAAATACGCTTATATCTTTTTTGGCCTTCTTTAGGGCTTTGCCATTCCAGGTCGATTGCGCTGCTACATAAATATTGGCCATTATGCTGCCTTCTTAATAGTTGTCCTGCGTTTAAACTCTACGGTAGATCCATCAATAGCTTTGAGTATTGCTTCATAAACTTTAATGCTGTCTTGCGCCCAGGCCTTGTAAATCAAGCGACCTTGCATCTTGCGACCACCAACACCACGAGTACCAGGCACTCGCTTTGGTTTAGTAACTGGCTCTAATGCAGCTATAAATTGTTGACTAGCAAATGGGTTATTAGATTTGTACTCTTCGAATGCTCGGCTCTTAGATGATCTCTTAGTGTATGTTCCACTTGCGCCTTTAGATGGTGTCATCTGGAAAGGTGCTCGGCCTTGTGGGTTTAAACGGCCAGCAGTCTCATATATGGATCCTGGTCTGCTTACGTTGTAAACATATTGGCTTACTTGCCAGCCATATTTGTTGGCTGTGTTTTTGCCAGGGTTATAGCCAATACCTGCCTTAACATCGCTAGCATTGTATTTTGGAAATGGTCTGTAGTTGATTGAGCTAGATATAGGTTTAGACCAACCAGATAATACTTGGGCATCGCTAGGCACAAAGCCTTTGGCTTTTTCTGCTACTTGTCGCATTAGCGGATCTATTGCTCTACTAACACGCAAGCGCAAATCCTCATCAAAAAAACTTAAACCGTTCAGGACATCTTTAACGCCTACGACTTCGACTGGCATTTCTGATCTCCTTAGCTCTATCGGTTAGGACTTGCACGATTGCTCGATACATTTCCGTATCCATATTTAAAAACTCGCTAGGCGGTATCCCAGTCTCTACGCTTAACTGTGCAATGCTGTAAAGTATTGAAGACCGCTCTATTATTTTTTTTCTTCGTCTAATACCTCGACGGTCTCTAGAGTGTCAATAAACTCAGATCCCCATAAAGGTATTTGTGCGCCAGCCCTGCGTAAGCATTCATAAGCAAGCCAGAATATTTCGGTTTGCCTTTCGTGCTCACGCAAGACTTTGCTAATACCTGCGCCATACTTCAATTCAAAGTTATATTCAATTCCTGGCGTTATTCTGTGCTCTGAGACTTCGCCATTAGCCCTTGTAATTTTTAACTTTGCCATTATTACTCCTTAGTTAGAATGCCACCGATGGGGACACTGTTACTGCGGAGTTTATAGTAAATGTTACAGATGAGGTAGCGATCTCAGCCACGCCGCCTTGACCCAGTGGGGTTAGGTTATTTACCAAGATTGAGAATTGGTAGGTTGGGTTAGCTGCTGATACTGCTGTGCCTTTAACGGTAATCATTGAGACAGAGATGGTCTGTCCGAATGCGTCGTTAAGCGTTTGCATAACTTGGCTTGCTGCCCAGTCATTGATAAAGTCAAGTGTTAAGGTGCCAGATTGTAGGCCAGCCACAAACTTGTGGGCTGTGTCGCCCATAGCTGTAACTTCTAACTCATCTGCTACCTGGTTAATTACTGCATTGGTTACGTATGCAGAAATGTCAATAGAAGGTGTTGTCTTGGCTGCGTTTGTTGCCAACTTAACACCAACATTGTTATTTAAATAAATTGCCATCGTTATTCCTCATCTTTCTTTGTTTGTGCAGTTGGTTTTGGTGCTTCTTTGATCTGGCCTGTCTTAATTAAGAAGGCTAAGTCTTCTGCTTGTGTGCTCATTTTAACTCCAGCTCGTTAGGATT